ATAGTTCCTTACTGGGTCCGAAGATCCCCCTACCAGAACTCCGTAGGCAGGACACCAAGAATCGTCAGAATTCCATTGATGATCTGGATGCATTTGATGTCCAGAATATGGAAATCCAAATGACGACATTATTTGATTCGGCAATGGCATTGTATCAACAAATGCTAGAGCGAGGTGTGGCAAAGGAATGTGCAAGAAATGTGCTTCCACTCTGTACGCCCACAAAAATCTACATGACAGGCTCAGTTCGGTCATGGGTACATTATATTGATCTAAGGTCCGCTCATGGCACTCAGAAGGAACATATGATTGTTGCTGAAGGTGTTCGTGACGTTTTCAAAGAACAGTTCCCTGCAGTATCAGAAGCACTTGAATGGTAAATGTAGTTCGTTTAAGGATCATAGGTAGTGCTCTCGTCATTGTTGCCTACTTCATCGTCCTTCATGTAAATGTATTAGTTGGTGTGGGCGCACACTTCATTGCGGATCTTATTTCAGTTCCTTACTTTATAAAGACAAAATCCTGGGATGTGGTTATAATGTTAGCATTCCTGCTCTTCATCTCGTTATCTAAATTGATATGAACATCTTTGTAACTGATCCTAGTCCATATAAGTCTGCTGTGGTTCTCCCTGACAAGCACATTGTCAAGATGCCCCTAGAGACTTGCCAGATGCTTGCTATTGTATGCTCGGACAAATGGGGACATAACTTCGGCACTCTTCCCAAAGCAGACGGTACTCCTTATGCTACTGAGAAGGGTGCTTTTCGTAATCACCCCTGTACTATCTGGGCGAATGAGTTCGTAACTAACTGGCAGTGGTTACTTGCACATGGTCTTGCTATGTGTGATGAGTATACTGCTCGCTACGGTAAGGTCCACACCTGCCAGAAGACCCTTCTAGCAGCAAAAGATATACTTCCTACTGCTGATCCTCAAGGACGCTCAGGGAAGCATACAACGCCCTTTGTTCGTGCTATGCCCGATGAGTTTAAATTTGACACAAGCATTGATACTATTACTGCTTACAAAATGTACATTAGCAGCAAACCTTGGGTTGCATCTAATTATCTTCGTGACCCATCCCGCAAACCAGACTGGGTTTGATATAGATACTTAACTGAGAGCAAAAACATGCCGACATACAACGTCAAAAACTTGAAAAACGGAGACACTCTAGAACTCAAGATGTCAATCTCTGAGTATGAACAGTGGCGAAAGGATAACCCTCAATGGGACAAGGACTGGTCACAAGCGTCATTTGGTGGTACAATATATGGGGAACCTAAACAATCTGCTGGGTTCAAGGAAGTAATGCAGAAAGTGCAAAAGCGACACCCCAACGCAAACCTCTCCCGTTATACTTGATTAAAGAATTAAATGCCTAGAAAAAGACACACATCATCTAACCCAGTAACTGGTGGTATGTCCACCAAACAGATGAAGCGAAAGAAGCCCATTAATAGTGATTATCTCAAAACTATTGAACCACTCACTGAAAATCAGGAAAAGTTTTTTAATGATTGGAGTAAGGATCAGAATATTTTTGCTTATGGTGCTGCTGGAACAGGTAAAACTTTCATCGCATTATATCTTGCGCTTAAAGATGTCCTGGATGAGAACTCTCCCTATGAGAAGATCTACATCGTTCGTTCTTTGGTAGCAACTAGAGAAATTGGTTTTCTTCCTGGAGACCACGAAGATAAATCTTCGCTCTACCAGATTCCATACAAGAACATGGTGAAGTACATGTTCAAAATGCCAGATGATAATTCATTTGATCTCTTATACACTAACTTAAAATCACAGGGAACTGTGTCGTTCTGGTCTACATCATTCATTCGTGGCACTACGTTTGATAATGCTATCCTTCTGATTGATGAAGCACAGAACCTGAACTTCCATGAACTTGATAGTATCATCACTCGTGTTGGTGAGAACTCTAAGATTATGTTCTGTGGTGACGTAGTTCAGACTGATCTAGTCAAACAACATGAGAAAAATGGTATTATTGATTTCATGAAGATCCTAGAGGACATGGAAGAGTTTAGTTCTATTGAGTTTGGCATTGATGATATTGTCCGTTCTGGACTAGTGAAGTCCTACCTTGTAAGTAAAATGAATCTCGGTCTTTAGTATGTTTAATCATGTTGGTAATTCTTTAAGTGAACTCCCTGATCCTACTACGATAAATGGAGTACGTTATTATTGTACTCCTAGTGGTAGGAAACTACCATCAATCACGTCTATCACATCATTGAAATCTCGCAAGAGTATTGCAGAATGGCGTAAACGTGTTGGTGCTGTTGAAGCAGATCGTATCTCTAAACAAGGTACAACTCGTGGTACTAAGTATCATGCATATGCGGAGGATCATTTCAATAATCTTGAGGTTAAACCAAAAGATCTTATGGAACAGATCAGTAAACCATATCAATTGTTTCAGAATTCCCTTCCTTATTTCAGTGACATAAATAATATACACGCTCTAGAAGCTCCCCTCTATAGTGAGTATTTCGGTCTCGCAGGTCGCGTTGATTGTATCGCAGAATATAAAGGTGAGCTGGCAATTGTAGACTTCAAAACTTCACGGAAACAAAAACCTGAGAAGTGGATTGAGCATTATTTTGTTCAATGTGCTGCTTATGGTGCTTTATATTACGATCTCACAGGCATTGAAGTAGAAAAACTTGTAATTATTCAAGCATGTGAAGATGGGGAGGTGCAATTGTTTGAAAAGTATGATAAAATGTACTATATGAAACTATTGGAGCAGTACATTAATGAGTTTGTTAACTATCATAAGGGGGAAAAGTTTGCTAATGTCTGAGGAAAACCTTAATGACATTCTTGAAAAGAAATTCATGACTGCTTCAAAATTCTCCATGGAAATTGAGAATCTGAAGAAGATTAGTAATGGTACAATGAATTACATTGAATGTGTAATCCACTATTGCGCTGAAAACAACATTGAGATTGAAACAGTATCAAAATTAATTTCTAAACCACTGAAAGAAAAACTAAAGTTTGATGCTCAACGTCTTAACTTTATGAAAAGATCATCAAAGGCACGACTTATTTTATGAAAGTTAAAATTTTGACGGAACCCTTCCCACATGTAATTGTTGAGGAAGTATATGAAGATCATGAATTAGAACTTATCTGGGAAGAACTTAATTTTTTCACCAAACCAGGAAAATTAATGTTGCCGAAGGATTATGGTGCTGCCGAAAAGAAACCTACTCCTGGACAACCTCAGAATTTCAATCCAGCGTTGCAAAGCAATCGCGGTGGGGTGCCATTGACCAGTGCGCTTGCAATTCCTTTGACACCAACATTTACTGGTAAGGCAAGAAATCTGTCAGGAATATTAACTATAGAGACTATTCTTCTTAATAGGTTGAAACCATATTTACGAGAATGGAAACAATCGCACTACAGTGTGCGTAGTATTCCTGCTCCTACTGATACCTTCACGAAACTTAGGTATTATCATAACAATGAGGGGTATGAAACGCATACTGATGCACCATTTGCATACATACTTTTCACATATCTTTATAAAGAACCGAAGAAGTTTACTGGTGGTGAATTATTCTTTGAGCATTTTGATAATTATGAATTTCCATGTAATAATAACACCATGATTATTATTCCACCTTATGCAGCGCATGGTGTTCGCACTGTAAAAATTGATAGTGATGACTATTATAGTGGTAATGGAAGGTATGCTGTTACTACGTTTATAGATTATAAAAGAAGAACTGGGCGGAATGCTCTTGATTATGATCCTATGATTAATGACGCTGATTTAATAGATTGGTGGCAAGAACAGAACTAAAAAATGACCGCTTTTGAATCCTATAAAATGTATGTCGCACTGAAGTTACACTTCACTACCGACAGTTATGATTACTTTAAATTCAATGGTAAAACTAGAGTAACAGAGACTAACTTTGAAAAAAGAAAAGATCGTTACTTCTTTAAAAAACTTACGAATCGTAAGAAGGATGCAGAAATTCTTCCATACTTTGTAGCAAATTTTATTGCTGATTCATCTGGATGGATTGGTAAGATGGTCAGAACAGATGGTGATGACAATTACAGAGCATGGAAGAAACGTATGGAGAGTCTTCACTATAACTTTAGTGAGGATGTAGATTTTTTATTACAACAGGTAAATGAGTTTGATCAACTATTCAAGATCATAGAGACTCACCCACCATTACTAAAGTTTCTTTTGGGAAAACAAATTTCCATGGAAACTTTTGTTATTTTAAATCAAATTTTAAATTTCATACCACAGTTTGATAATAAGATTACTGAGACTATAGTCTGGAGTGATGTAAGGAGAACCGTCATAAAGTATTCGTCATTCATAACTGTGGATACTGTTAAATATAAGCATACGTTAAAGGAAAAAGTATTAGATCACCAATGTCTTTCTTTGATTCAAAAATAGTACAACAAGAAGCTGAAGAGATTAGTCTTAAGCAGCAAGAAATTGTTAATAGGATGCCATTTATTCCTATGATGACATCAGATGATCGTATAGATTTTTTTGATGCAATGCTGGACTTGATTGAGCGTCAAAAAATATTTTACATGAGATTAAATCTTTCTGATGATCCTATGGCAAAGGAACTGCAAGCAGAATTCCGACGTGCTGCTAAGACACTAGGCATGGATGCCGATGGTCTTGACATGTTAGGGATCTATGATAGTTTCCGTAAAAACATGGAGAATGTCCGTCAGCAGGTGCTTGACGGCGACCTCTAAATAGTGTATGATGATCCTGTTGGGTCATCGTAATCCAACAAATACAAACAATACAAGGTAATACGAATGTCTTTTGCTGATCTTAAAAACAGCTCTAAATTTGGTTTTGATCGTCTGACTAAGGAGATTGACAAACTCCAAGCTACTGGTGGTAGCAGTGATGATCGTTTCTGGAAACCCGAGATGGATAAGTCTGGTAACGGTTATGCGGTAATCCGCTTCCTGCCTGCTCCTGATGGTGAAGAACTTCCCTGGGCAAAGGTCTGGTCCCACGGTTTCCAAGGCACTGGCGGATGGTATATTGAGAACTCTCTGACCACTCTGGGTAAGAAAGATCCCGTGTCGGAACTCAACCGTACACTATGGAACAGTGGTCTTGACAGCGACAAGGAGGTTGCTCGTAAGCAGAAGCGTAAACTCTCTTACTACTCCAACATCTATGTTGTAAGTGATCCTACTAACCCTGGTAACGAGGGTAAAGTTTTCCTCTATAAGTTTGGTAAGAAGATCTTTGACAAGATTCAGGCAGCAATGCAACCTGAGTTTCAAGATGAGACTCCTATCAATCCATTTGATATGTGGCAGGGTGCTAACTTCAAACTGAAGCTGCAGAAGAAGGATGGTTATTGGAACTATGATAAGTCTGATTTTGCTGTCCCTTCTACCCTTGAGGACATGGCTGACTCTGAACTGGAGCAAGTATGGAAGTCACAGCATTCTTTGAATGAGTTCATGGATGCTAAGAACTTTAAGTCCTATGAGGAACTTGAGTCACGTTTGAATGTTGTGCTCGGTCGTACAACCAGCAAGAAGTTTGATCGTGAAACTATGGAAGATGAGTCTGAAGGTCGTGGTGGTTTCAATGATTCTGACATCATGGGAGCACCTTCATTTCCTTCACGTCCTGCCACTCCAGAAATCCGTAAGGAACTGAGTGAACTGCAACCCACTGTTGCAACACGTTCTGCTCCTACGACTGACAATGATGACACCCTGTCATACTTCGCTCGCTTTGCTGAAGAAGATTCATGAAAATCTTAACTGTTGAAGACTATCAAAAAGCAGGTGAAACATTCTGGCCAAAGTATTGGTATGTTGCCAAAGAACTGGGTGAGAATGCTAAGTCAGAGGACATCCTAAAGGTTATGGAAGCTGTTGGTGGTATTGCATTAAAATTTGCATTGGAAGATAAAGAAGGACCATTCGGATTCAATAAGAAGAATCAAGAGTGATGGAAGCAGTACATGCTTGGAACTCCATGTCCTACGGGGAGGGGTTCCTCTTCTCCGTATGGGTCATCGGAATGTATTATGTCAAACTTCGTATGGACAAGTTCATTAAGTGAATAAAGTGATCAAGTTTCTTTGGAAAGGTCTGAATCACCCAGTTACTTATCTAAATCTTACTTTTGTTGGAATGTTATTTGTGATTCAGTTTGTGCATACTAAAGCACACCTTACTTTAGAAGCAGACGTGCATGGTCATGTGCATAGAACACTGAAAAAAAACCCAGACCTAGCAAGATCTTCCTGCTACGAATTGGGTTTTTAAATTCCATAAAACCCCGAAAAAAAATTCGGGGTATTTTTTTGTCTGTGAGGTTTTATAGAGTAATATTGTTAAAGATGCTAGTTTTGTTTAAAGTTTGCTTTATTCCAGCATCAGCTTTTACATCACGCATATAATTTGCTGATGCATTGAAGATTTTTACAAAGGTCTCAAGATAATCTGGTTTAAGAACTTGCAATACTCTTTTTTCTTCATTGAGTTGTTGTTCCCACTCATAATAAGTAATTGATGTCAATAATGTTGCACCATTCTCAGTTTCTTCTACTATTGGATTATATGATTTAATGTATGTAATTTTAAATGAGTCTTGATCGTTTGGATTATAATATACTTCTAATCCACTAGGAAGAATTATCTCACCAATGTCATTTTTGACTTCTTTGGTAAGGTAGTTTTTTACTAAGTGTGGATTAGTATATTTTTTAGTAATAAGTTTTTCAAATTCTGAATTACTTAATGGCCAATCATTTTTAAGGTCAACAATTTTATTAGTTAGTAAAATAACCCAATCATAACTAGAATCACCATAAACTGCCTCAGCAACTTGGTCCGGTCTAACACCATCTCTTAATTGAAATTCTTTAAATAAATCTGTAGTATATACAGAATTATTAATACTCAATCCTTTAAAAATATTTACAGCGACTACAAAATCTTGATTAGTAAACTGAAATTTAGTTCTAGTTGGAGTATATTCTATTTTTGGTAGATATGAGAAAAATCCGGGCATTAGCTTTTGACTCCTGGTGCTCTTTCGGTGAACATTTTATCAGCAAATAGATTTGTCACTTCAGTGAGATTCATAGTAATTGTGACTCCAACAGTAGTTGCCTTTGGGTCAGCATTAAATTCACCTACTGTAGTGTAGTTTCCAGTTGGCGTAAAATCAAAATTAATCTGATTAATAGCGCATGGGAGCAGTGGTTTGATAAAAGGATGATCATCTGCTCCTCTCTTATATGTAAGAAGTATGAATGGAGGTTGTTTGATAAATCTAGAACCACCGTTAAATAAGAAACCGCCAGCAGTTGCAGCAGCTCCTAGGAGCGTTCCTGCTGGAGCAAAAAGACCTGAAAGTTTATCTAAAGCTCCCTGTTTACCTCCTTTTGCAGCAGTGGATGCTGAGCTTATCTTACCTGAAATAGCCCCAGTTACTGCTCCTGCACCGATGTCTAATAACCCTGTTGCAGTGTCAATAGCAGATGTATCTGTAAATACATCTGCCATCGCTTTTGTATTAGGATTGCCAGATGAACTAGGTAAACTTGCCACTCTTAAAGTTTCTACAATGTTAAAAATTGCTGATGCATCTGCTCTTGACTTAGTGAATAAGTTAAACTGGAAATTAAATGTCCTGAAGTCTGGTCCTTCATAAAGAACTTCAAGATTTGGGTTGAACACAACACCACTAGTTGCTGAAAGCAATCCAGAAGCAGAGAGGTTTGTTGCACCTAATTTATTAGCGACATCAACAGATTTATTTAATAAAAACTGCTCAGCAGTTCTTGTAAGTGCATTTTTAACAGCCACACCAGCGTCTGCTCTTGATCCAAGAAAACTACCTAATTCACCAAGTGCAGTTTGATTAAACTGCTGCGAGATTGCTTCAGTTACTTTTTGAGGAACGTAAACTAAGATCTTGTTTAATGAAGGTTCTGGAAAATATTTTATATCTGTGCTCTTATAATCTCTTCTAATAAATTGCATCTCAAGATAGTCCACAGAAGGACCATTAGAGGAAAATTCTACTGGATATCGCGTTGATGGTAAAAAAGCAGCGGATGGCATTAGTTGTCTATAAACTTATGGATGGGTAGAGATGCTATAAATTCCCAATCTTCTTCTTTCACTTCAAAGAATAAATTATCAGCTTGTTTGAAGATATAACGATGGATTGTTTTTTCAATAATCCTTGCTTTTTTATTTAGGAGGGCAAGAGCATATGGACCTTTCTCTCTGTCACGAAGGTAATGAATATTTGAACCTAGAAAGTTATCTTTACCACGATCAAAGGCATATACTAAAGGATATATGTCATATTTATCCATTCTTTCTTTATATTTCGGATCATATTCATAGAAGTAAAGTTTTTCTGGTTCAATCTCATCAGTCATGTTATCGTAGAGGTATTCAAAGACTT